GGTTAGTTTTGGTGGAACATTAAAAGATTGATCATCGAGTAGCGTGTACGGTCAGATGCGCCAGGTATCGATTCTTCTAAATACCCATGAGAAGCGCCTGTGACCCTGCATGAAAAGACAGTCTCTGTACCGTCTGTCCAGCTTTCGCCGTTTAAGTCTGTAGTTAGAGATTGCAGAATGTCTGCTGTTGTTTTTAATTCTCTGGCGAGTATGTAGACGTCAATACTTGACTTCCAGATTTGGATATTTGCTGGAATTGCCGTTTCCATATCCTCAGATTTCACTTCATAAATTAGTAGATTGGTTATCAGCGCCTGCGAAGCATTTCGCAAATCTGGCATAGCGACATAGCTCAAATCTTGCAACTTCCAATAAATTAGGCTTGCTGCGCTCATTTGCCCGCCAACATTTTCTTAGCAGTTTCGCCTAGGTACTTTGTAAATAGTTCTGCTTGTTTGAGGGCAGTCAAGAATACTTTGGGGCGTATTCCCTTACCTGGGATCAATGCGCCTGTACGCGCAATAAAGCCAGGATCTAAGATATTTACTACTGACGTGTAGCGGTCTTTTCTGCCAATTCCTGTGAAGCCGATTATCTGGCCTTTTCCTGGGCGCTTGATTTTGCCTAGAACATTTTCAAGAATTGCCTTACGGTGAAGCTTCCTACCTTCTCTGTAATAAGGTGCGGTAGCCCACTCATTATAAAGCGTCTTTTTAACGATGTTATTTGCTTTCAACATCGCTCTGAATTGCGCTTGCTCTAGCAGCGTCCATTTGATATTGGCTATACGCCTATCAAGATTTCGCTTTGCTTGAGGGGATAAAGCTACTTGAATCATGCTGCTTCTTCCGCTCTGGTCAGTCCCAGACGTACAAATCGGTGCTTCATACGGTCATCTTCAATAGATTGAATCTGATATGTAGTGACTACTGCGCCGTCAGTAATCTGCACAATCATTCCATTCTTTAATCCTGGATACCAGGGCGCTTTGATATAGGTCATCTCAACTACAGATTTTCCCATGTTGTTTACTTTGTCGTTTCGCTCTGCGCTCTCGACATGAACAATGGGCGTATATAAAAGCGTTGTTGCTCCGACTATTTTCTGTCCAACACTGTCAAAGGTATTGACAGCGACGCTAGAAATAGCGGCCTTGACTCGCATCATTCCCATAGGGATCAAATGAGCGCCCCAGTCCGATGCCTGGCTACCAACATTTGCCATCCTTTCATATCTGGCGGTGAAGGATCATCACCCCGATATGAATAGAAGTAGCCCACACGAAGTAAAAGCGCTTGCTTTATCTCTGCGTTAAATGCTGTAGTCAACGTAAAGCCAAACGACAGCGGATATGTGTAGTTCACATTGTTTATCAGCGAATCGCCAACAACGTACGCCGCTGCGCCATCGAGTTTTACCCATGCTTCTGTTGGTGTTATTGGTGAGCCGGGCAGGGCGTCCGTAGTAAATGTTGGCTGAATCGTCGTATCTACTGGATTAAAGTAGGGACGGAACACGCCGTCATCTGGCTGCGCTAAATAACGCTGGGCAGGGGTTGCAGTAATGAACCCCTGCCCAATGTTTTGGTGTGTGACTTCTTCCCACTCGATACATACAGCTTGAACTAATGATGCGATATAGGAATCGTCTTCGGTGTGGTAGACCCGAAGATGACTCTTTGCATCAGCTGTAGTAATGAGAATCGGCATAGATCACGTCTTGAACAGGGAAACCATTGCGTTTCGATCCATGATTGCACCGTATGCGCGAGTCGAGGACAAGAATTGTGTTTGTCCGGCGTTCGCAAACGTGTACGGATCAGCCATGAACGGAACAGCGTTTTGTTCGACAATTCGATATCCGCGCTGAATGTCACCGAACACTCCGTAGGCAACAGTAGTAGCCGCTGACGTTGGGAGGTTGTTCGACAAGTAAACTGGATACCCAAGGAAATTCAGCCCCGCACCATCGCGAGCTACTGAATATCCCGCACTCTGTCCGAAGACTGGCAAAGTTGCAGAAGCTGCGGCAATTGTTTTCGCCCATACAGCATTTGGCAAAAGCCACGCAGCATTTTTCAAGTATGGAGTCTTCAAACCTGTACCGTAAACAGCTGTAGTAGCCTCTGCTAGCGTGATTCCTCCAGTACCGTAAGGAGCTGCAGTTGTCAGGCTTAGCGCATTTGATGTACCCGAAGTGGTGTAATCGTAAATCGGCTGAGCAAATGCAGCATATGTCACGTTTGAATATGCAAGATCACGATTTGCCGCGTGCAATTCTGCGTGTTGGCGGATTGTGTCCGTAGCAACATCCCAGGCCAAGTCTGTAAGCGCTTCATTAGCAACGAGCGTATAGAAGCCCATTTTTGTCATTGTGAAAGTGACTTTTTCAGCTGTTGGGGCTTTTTCAGTGAATGCGGCACTTGTAGCCGTTACTGAGGTAGCCGCTGCAAATTGTGCAGTCTGACGATAGAAAACAAGCGGTGCGCCGCTGTCTGTCGTTACCACGCTGGCAAGATTTCTGACAACGCTGTCACGATTGACATACTCAGTAAAAATTGAGCTTGCAATGTCAGTAGCGCCGCCGAGGGTGGCGACTGTGGTATTAGCTCGCACTTCAAATTTGTTGTCTGAGCGAAAGCCGCCAGAGATCCAGTCTCTAAATTCAGACTTCAGCGCTTGCGCTGGGCGTCCTGTTTCTGCGTGGGAAGTAATGCCGCCAGCGTCGAGACGATCACGCAGACCAACGCGACGGATTTCTGCGTCCATACCGTCAAGATCTTCCAACATCTGCGAAGCGCGTAACTCATTTTCGCTTGTGAGTTTGGTAGTTCCATTGGTGAGATTGTCAATTTCTGTACTGAGTGCTTTTCGCTTTTCATACATTTCCGAGAGTTTCATAGTTTGCCTTTCAAGTTTTTGATGCGTAGCGCTGTGCGCTGGGTGGTGACTAAATGAGAACGAGAGAGAGCGCGCGCATCTGCATTTGTTTGCGGATACGCGGCGCGCTCAACGAGTGATATTTCAGCTAGGTCAACGTCGAGAAGTGTGCGTAGATCGCCTTCAAATTTGTCTTCTCGAACTTTGAAGCCAAACGACATTTGTCGCACCATGCCGCGGCGCAACAGTTCCATAGCGTCTCTGCCTAGCGTGGTGTCAGCTAGCAACGCGTCGAAGATCAATCCTTCTTCGTCTGTTCGCATATTCAGCGAACCGCTAAGCGTTGTCGCTAGTGGTTGGCTGTTGTCATGCTGCCAATACAGAGAAATGTCTGGATCATTCAGCGAGTTGTTAAAAGCGGCAGGGTCGATCTGCTCGCGCATCTGGCGGCCGCGAATCATGAGCGGCAGCGATGGAACATTGAAGCGCGCTGCATAGCCGCCTACTTTCATCGAGTCTTTATCACCTGGCTCTAATGCGATATCAACGGTGCGATATTCAATCATTCTGATTCCTCCGTTGTTGGATTGGTCGAGTCTGGCGCTGTGGAAGGGGCAGCAGCGGGGGTCAGCTGTTGCTCGCCGCCAACGACATACGCCAGACCCAACATCTCCCGCGCGTCGTTTCGTGATAGCACGCCCGTAGTCGCGAGATCTTTAAGTGAAGCGGCGATGTCGCGCATATTGCCGCGCATCAAGTCGCCTACTTCAAATTTCAGTTTTACGCCTTGCGGCAGAATTTTTGAGCTGAGCGAAGTTGCGAAGCGGTCAGCCCATCCGGCTACCGTGCCTTCGACATACTGCCGCTGCATTTCAATCTGTGAGCTGAGCGCGCCCGCATCGCTTTGATAAAGCATCTGCGGCGGTATTCCAAGCGCCCGCGCGATTTCCATAATTTGGAATTTTCGATCTTCGAGTAAACCAGGCAGCGCACCATCTCCCACGCGCTCGACGCGTACGCCCTCATCTAGGACTAGCGGCCGTGTCGCACCTTCTGGCGTAATGTGTTTACTGATATACCCACTAATTAAATCGAGCTTCGCCGTAGTTGAGAGCGTGCCTGGGTGGGTAATCGAGATCTTGCCAACGCGCCCAGACTCAGCAAGTGAGGTCGCTACTCGCTCTTGCAAGATGGACAGCGACAGCGCAGAAGCGCATCGAACGAGTGGACTCACGCAGCTGTAGGGATTCTGCATCGAGCCAGTCCCTGCCATGAGCTGCACAATGTTGTATGGGTCGATCTGTTGCCCATCCATCAAGAAGCGTGGTTCAAATCCAAACCAGACAACGGCAATTCGCCCAGGCAATAGCGGCCATAGAGCGATGGCGTCGCCGCGATTATCGCGCTGAATAAATGAATAGCCGCAGCCGTTGGTTATGGCACTAGCCACCATCCAAGCCCGCCAAGCATGGCCGCTTTGATATGTATTCGCTTCCCCAGTCAATAAAGTAGAAGCAGGACACTCGACGTAGCTGCCATCCTCTCGGCAACACTCGATACCGATTCTGCCAAGGTCAGTACCTAGCAGATTGATCGCGCGAAGTACGGCAGGGATGTTATTTCGAGCGTCTGTAGTTGCGCTGAAAGTGCCGCCGATATCCGTCAAATATGATGACGTAGCAGTATTGTTCCCGAACCATCCTGTAAGGCGGCTGAATACACTCACGCCCGCAAACTATTACCCCTCAAAAGTTGTCAAGTAAATTGCGAAAATTTATTTTACTATGGCATATTCAATAGTGGGGGATCAGATTACTACGCCGCCTGGCGTCTCATAGGACGAAACCCTAGCTACGTTGAACCGCTCGCACAGCATCGCAGCCATGCACGAAGCTATAACAGCGTCGATATTCCCAGAGCTGCGCCCCTTCACTGGTCGAACATTGCCAGCATTATCTTGAATAGTTCGTGTTGCGCCTAGGCACGCTCGCAGTACTGGATCCTTCTGATGGGTAATCGTCCTGCCCCTAATGCCGTCAGTCCAAAGCGCCCATGCTGGCCCCATCGTGCGTATTCCCTGTTCGACTGCCGTTACGGTGATTCCACGCCGCCGCCAATCGATTAACGCCGATTCTTGGTGCGCTAGGGGATCTACGCCAACGTGCCTGACGGAATATGTAGCGCTGAGGTCGAGTACAGCAGCTTCAATAACGTGCATATCGTGGACTTCGCCGCTCATTTGGCGTAGATGTCCTTCCGCTACCCATTGCCGTAGCGGTTGGTGGCATCGCTTTTCATCGCCAACGATGTCCTGTCCTGCCCACCAATGAATAAGTTTGTAACGGTATCGCTCTGCTTTGACGTCGAATACGGCGAGACAAAGGCTAGATAGGTTGGCATGGTCGCCCAGCTGTGCGCCGCGCGCTAAGTCAATCGCAATTACAGCAGGGGCGCCGCGCAGAGAGTCCCAGTCGATAGGCTCAATCATCTGGCGATCAAGTATCGAAAGATCCATAGCGCCGCTTAAACGGTCATTATGCCTAGCGAGAATCTGCATATCACATTCGGCGACTTGCTCAGGATCATGCGTTCCCATCATCGCCTCGATAGACGCTTTCATGTTCGCCGCCTGAACAGTCACGCCTAGAGATGGCTGCGC